TAAAAATAGAATTAATGAGTCGTTAGCTCAAATTAACTTTAAACCAGTCTTTGAAGTAGATAAAGAATTGTTAGAGTCTACAATGTGGTTTGAAGAAGAGTTACTCGGTAATAATATGGCGGATTTCTTCCATACGAGACCTACTGAGTATGCTAAGAAAAATCAATCATTTGACGAAAACGAATTATTTTAAATTTTATGAGAGAGTATAAGTGGCTTAATAAGGATTCAAGAAAATTCCTTGAGAGGGGATATTTAGAAGAAGGTGAAACACCAGAACAGCGTATTCAAGATATTGGTGATAGAGCTCAGGCTCTATTGGATGACATGCCAGGATTCTCTGATAAGTTTGTAGATTATATGTCTAGAGGGTTTTACTCTCTATCGTCACCTATATGGTCTAATTTTGGTCGTAAGAGAGGTCTTCCAATTTCGTGTTTTGGAAGTTATATACCAGACGATATGGAACAGATTCTCTATAAGATAGGAGAGATTGGTACTATGTCAAAAGTAGGTGGTGGTACCTCAGCATACTTTGGTGATGTGCGCGGTCGTGGTGCTCCGATATCATCTGGTGGTGCTGCTACCGGCGTTCACCATCAACTTACTGTATTTGATTCATTAGTAAACTATGTATCACAGGGTAATGTTCGTAGAGGTTCTTTTGCTGCTTACCTACCTATCGATCACCCTGATATTGAAGAGTTTCTTAAAATTCGATCTGAAGGTAACTCTATTCAAGATTTGTCTATTGGTGTTTGTGTTTCAGACGAGTGGATGAATAGTATGATCGCTGGCGATAAAGATAAGCGTAAAGTATGGGGACAGGTTATTAAGAAACGTTTTGAATCTGGATACCCGTATATCTTTTTCTCTGATAATGCTAATAATCAAGCTCCACAGATGTATAAAGATAAAGGTCTCAAGATTCATGCTTCTAATCTTTGCACAGAGATCTTTTTATCTAGTGGTGATGATGAATCTTTTGTCTGTGACTTATCATCTCTTAACCTTGAGAAATGGGATGAGATTGCTGAGACAGATGCTGTAGAGACTCTTATATATTTTCTAGATGCAGTTATGTCTGAGTTTATTCTCAAGACAGGATCTACCAGTGATAGATTTATGCAAGCTCCTCGTAAGTTTGCGATCAATCAGCGCGCTCTAGGTGTAGGAGTACTTGGATGGCATTCATATTTACAATCAAAGATGATTCCATTTGAGTCAATGGAAGCTAAGCTAGCTAATGGAGATATTTGGAGAAGTATACGCGAACGAGCTGATGCTGCTACATCTGAACTAGCAAAGATTTTTGGTGAACCGTTTATGTTACAAGGCTACGGAAGACGTAACTCCACTACACTTGCTATTGCTCCTACAACTAGTAGTTCATTTATTCTCGGACAAGTATCACCTTCTATTGAGCCGTTGAATAGTAATTACTTTATTAAGGATCTTGCTAAAGGTAAGTTTACATATCGTAACCCATATCTTGAGAAACTATTAAAAGATAAAGGTAAAAACGATCACGATACATGGAAGGATATTCTTACCCGTGGTGGTTCAGTGCAGCATTTAAGTTTTCTTACAAAAGAAGAAAAGGATGTATTTAAAACCTTCGGTGAAATCTCGCAAAAAGAAATTATTATTCAAGCGGCACAACGTCAAAAATATATTGATCAAGGACAAAGTCTTAACTTAATGATTATACCTACTGCAAAACCAAAAGAGGTAAACGAACTTCTTATCTTTGCTTGGGAGCAAGGTATTAAGTCACTATACTATCAACGTAGCGCTAATCCTTCACAAGAGCTAGCTAGATCTATTTTGTCTTGTGCTTCTTGTGAAGCATAATTAGATACTGATAAGATACAACTTAAATAGCAAATAACCTAACGATAGTACCGTTGAGATTCTAAATAATTACATGAACTGGAAATATAAACTAAGTGAAGAAGAAGATAATGACTCAAAGTCTATTACAGTACCCCCACAGATTTTTATTAATACCGGTAGTAGTGAAAGTGCTGCTGGAAATGTAAAGGTATCGGGTAATAAAATATTCTTTTATTCTGATGTAACTGAACAGAGCGCTTTAGAACTCAACCAAGCTTTACATGAGTTAGATAGTAGATTACAATATCTAACTCAATACACAGGAGAAGATTTTAAACCCTGCATAAAACTGCACATTAATTCGTATGGAGGTTCTATTTTCGCTGGGTTAGCTATTTTAGATACTATAAGATCTTTGAAGTGTGATCTACATACATATATTGATGGATCGGCAGCATCTGCTGCAACTATCATATCTATTGCTGGTACAAAGAGATTCATAGGTAGAAATTCTATGATGCTTATACATCAGCTATCAACCGTTTCATACGGTAAGTTTTCTGAGTTAGAAGATGACATGGAAAATAACAAACGCTTAATGAAGATGATTAAGGATATCTATAAGCAGTACACAAAAGTACCTATGAAGAATATAGATGAAATTCTTAAGCATGATCTATGGTTTGATGCTCAAAAATGTTTAGAGCTTGGCTTAGTTGATCAAGTGCTATAATTATTCAGGCTTATCTGTCTTACCTCCACCTGACTGTATTCCACCGTGTACGTGGTTAAGGAGTGAAATACCTCCTTCGCCACCAGCTATTATATCGCCGTTGGCAATTATATTACCATAAACGCGTAGATCACCACCTATTTCTAGATCACCACCTATAATTACGTTATCCTTAATGCTAACGTTTCCTGCAAATAAAGATTCAGGACTATTTACATTAACATTTGGAGCTGTTGCTATTATAGCCCCTGAGGAGTTTAAATTGGTTGTTCCGCCAGATACTATATTAACCTGCTTACCAGCTAAATGCGCTAGCCCGGTCCCTACTAACTTCACTTGCCCCGTACCAATAACTTCAAACCCACCAGGACCAGTCTGAAATGATACTTTGTTACAACCTACAAAGTTTACCTTACCAAACGGAATAGTTGAGAATGTGTCTCTTTCTTCAAACGTAGATGTAAATGTAGGTTGAGGTACTGCTCTCTGACCTTTTTCTCTTGATCCGTCTATTTTATAGCTTCCATCAATTGATCTACCAGTTGGGTTTATAAATCCAGATGGTATCGGTAGAGCCGCACAACCTGCAGATATAACAATATCTTTAGCTGCTGTAAACACCATATCTCCCCCTTCGCCCATCTTTTGCTCCAGTTCAGTCATCTTCGATGTCTTACTTAGAAGTATTTCATCATATTTTTTTCTAATATTATTTTCCTTAAAACTTCCTCCTTCAGTTGAACCACTTACTTGATTAACGGATCCATTTAATGGATACTTAACTCCACCATTATTAGTAGTTCCACCTACAGCTAAAGTTGGTGCACATTTTACGGTTGCTAACTCTGAGAGTATATTTACATATTCAGATAACGTTTTATCATCCTTATCATACAGACGCGGTGAACCTGCTATTGCTGAAAATGTACCGTTAGTAACCATATAATGAGCACGTTTTGTATATGTAGTTCTATATCCCTGTACATCATCAAAACCATCACCTCCAATTCTCTTTTGATCATTTGTAGGGCTAAAAAATATTGACGCCTGACCAGTATAGGTCGTATCATGACCGTGACTTGACGTTATCGAAATATATTCTTGACCATCGGTATCATTGAACGTAATTGAACCAGAATTATGTACCTGGGCTGATGAATTTCTAAAAAATGGAAAAGGCATATCTGTATTACGGTATTAAATTTCTAATTGTATTTATAAAGTTTGCACCTACTTTACCAGTAACTTTACCGGTACTTTTAGCTATAGTTCCTACATTACTTGTGGTACTTTTAGCTATATTCCCAGCTATATTCCCAGCTGTCGCGGCACCCGCACTCACTGCTGCGCCCGCTCCGCCGAGACCAGCTCCTACCGTGGCACCCGCTGCTCCGCCAGCTGCAGCACCCGCTTCGCCGAGACCAGCTCCTACCGCACCTGCTGCTGTTGCAGCTACGCTACTTTCATTATCTAGTGTAGTTCCTTCACTGTTACTAGAAACTGTTTGGCCAAAAGTATAATTTTGTGATTTACTAGGAGCGCTAACATATGCACCGTCTCTTTTATAAAAGGATTCTAATTCATCCTGTCTAGGTAGTTTTCCAAGTACTACAGGTAGATTACGAGCACCATTAAGAAAGCCTACTAAAACAAAGGTATTAACTTCAGGTATACTATAACTACCTAATCCTGTATTCCAAGGATAGTTTGGATAATAATTATTACCATACGGATTGTTTATAGGTGTTAAATATTTCTTAGGACCATCAGAAAAGGAGTCTCTAAGTTTATTAGAAAAAAACTTAAACCCCCTAGCCGGATTTTGTCTCATAGGAGAAGCAGAGTTGTTTTTAGAGTCATAGATACCTGGAGTACTTGCTCCCATAACTGGTTGCATTACATAAGCTAGAACTTCAGTACTAGCTGCAGTTCTTAAATCCATCTTACTATTAACATTACATGCTGGTACGGCTTTATATGTCTCATTAAAAAGAGCTGGTGTTATACCATTAATTTTAACCATTACCTGACCAATAAATCTAGTACCTTCTTTAGTTAGTACGTTCGTATAACCTGTACTATCTATAACTATGCCAGTATAGACTCCAAATAAACTATCCATATTTAAAATAATTTTGTAGCACCTATTATAGATGTTGCTTTATCTATTTGGTTTGCGGTATTATTTACCCAACCGTTTAGTTTTTCACCAGGTTCTTCTATCTTACCAACTATCTTATCTACAAAAGATCCTAAAGATATATCAAACCCCCCACCAATCTTACTACCAAAAGTTGAACTTAGTTGAGAAAGTAAGCGACCTGCTATACAGTTAACTAGTTCTGCAGCTGCAAAATTACAGTTTTCAGTATTTTTAATCCACTCTGCTGTATCCTCAACCTCTTTTTCAAGAAAATCAGCTAATCTTTTTAATTGATCTATGGACGCTAATATTTGAGCTTGTACATTTAAAACTGTATTAAGAAGTCCAGTAACTGCATTAGTTATCTTTGTTACTGTTTCATTTATAATACCTTGTAAAAATGATCCGGGAGCAGATAAAAGATTTGTAACAGTACCTACAGCGCTTTTAACTATACTTCCCGCGACTGCTCCTATCGTAGCTGGTATAGATGTTATAATAGAAGGTAAACATGCGGCAATCTTAGTTATAGTACTAAGCTGCTTAGCTTTATCAGCAATAGTTGATGTTAGATTATTTACACTATCTAATAAGCTCATTATACTTATATTTATTAGTTGAATTATATTTGGAACTATTATATAATAATTTTATGTTAATATCTCATGAGACTCCTATTAGTTTTCTTAATCAGTCTAGATCATATAATGACTATGATTATGCCCTTGTACATTTATTTGAAACGCACCCAGAATATTATTCTTTCTTTAAAAGTTCTTTATTACAAGGAAGAGAAGTTCTCTTAGATAACTCTATCTTCGAACTTAAAGAGTCGTTTAATCCAGACAAGTATGCAGAATACGTAAGAGAGCTTAAACCTACTTATTTTATTGTACCTGATGTATTGGAGGATGGTCCTGCTACTATGTCGTCTTATAGTAGTTTTATGAGCAAGTATAGAGATCTCCCAGGTATGTGGATTGGTGCTGTACAAGGTAAGACTTATCAAGAGATTGCAGAGTGTTACTCGTTTATGTCAACTTATGCAGACTACATTGCTATATCTTTTGACTTTTCATGGTATCAACAAATAGGTATCTCTCAAAGCTCTGATTCAAAGTTAAACTATCTAGAGAGAATGTGTGATGGGCGTCAGAAACTTATCCGCATGCTAATTGAAGATAATATATGGAATCATAAAAAGCCGCACCATCTTCTAGGAAATTCCTTGCCTCAGGAAATATCTTTCTATAAGAATATACCTAGCGTTAGATCAGTTGATACATCTAACCCTGTAGTAGCTGGTATTCATAACATTAGATATATTAAAAATTACGGTATGCTTATGAAACCTGAAGTTAAGCTAGCAGACCTTATTGATCATCAGGTAACAGAAGATGAAAAAACCGATATATTATATAATGTAGCTGAATATAAAAAATTATGTTTGTAGTTAGTTGTTCTTTAGATGTGGAGAATAAATATTAAGATGATATATGCATATAAAACGATTAATATATTAAACGGTAAGTTTTATTTTGGTATACATAAATCTCAAACAGACAAGATAGATAGTTATATTGGCTGTGGTATTAGACGTCAAAGTGACGCGAGACTTAACAATAAATTTCATAACGCAGTGAGAAAATACGGTTATAATAATTTTAAGGTTCATATTATAACGACATTTTTAAACTATGAAGATGCCCTTATATGGGAAAAGGAATTTATAACAAAAGATATTATAAATAACACTCAGTGTTACAATTCTAAATTAGGAGGTAGAGGTGGTGGTTATAACTGGAGTGAAGAACGTAAAAAATACCATCAGGAAAATAACACATACAGAAAAAGTGATACCTTTAAAAATAAAATGAGAGAAGCTGCTATTTACAGATTTACTAAAGAACGAGGCACATTTTATGGTAAGCAACATTCTGACGAAACAAAAAAACACTTATCAGATATACGAAGAGGTAAGCCGAGTAAAAATAAAAATAAAAAATTAAATTTAACTCAGGAACAGAGAGATATAAAGAGAGAGCTATTTCTTAATAATATGCATATTCGGTCAATCGAAGCTAATAGAAAATTTAGTGTTGAGATAGAAGAGGAAATTAAAAATAAGTATCAAGGCAAGCGTGGTGAAAAAGTAACTCTAGCAAAAGAGTATAATTGCTCTATATCACTAATAACAAAGATCGTAGGTGTGAGTTTTAAACATAAAAAAAATGCAAAATAATCCTAATAATTTAAAATGGGCTGCATTGTTTTCACAAACTGGTTCAGAGATATGTAACCTATCTGAAAAGTTAGGTAAGTATCCAGATCTTATAATAACTGATAATACTAACATTAATAATGCTATTGATAAACGTATAGAATTAAACTGTAGTAAGGTATTATGGCGTAATTATAGAAATCTTTCAAAAGAAGAAAAGATATTGTATTACACAAAGCATCTAAACAACTATGATGTAATTACATTACATGGTTGGCTTAACATAGTACCGCCTGAGGTATGTGATGCTTATAACATTTATAACGGACACCCTGGGTTAATAAATTTTTACCCTAACCTTAAAGGAAAAGATCCACAGGTAAGAGCTTGGAGAGACATTAAACAATATAACTATATCGGAAGCGTAGTTCATAAAGTAACACCAGGAGTAGATGAAGGTCCAATCATTTGTTTTTCTAAGAAGTTTGCTTGCGATGCAGATAGTTTGGATAAAGCTTTTGATATTCTAAGGGAAACTTCTCTTGATACTTGGGTTGATTTTTTTAATAATAGTCGTTATAATAATATATGTTAATATCTTTTAGTGGTGCTCAAAGTTCAGGTAAGACTACGCTCTTGAATGATTTTCAAAGAACTGAAACTAGCTGGGATTATGTTCCGGAGATTACTAGGTTAGTAAAGCGTGAGTATGATCTTCCTATAAACGAAGACGGTGGCGATTTA